GTCGGTAGTAGAGATGATTGCATTACCAGCAACACCAAAACTTGTCCCATCAAAAGTCAGCGCACTCCCCGTGGTCAGCACCTTGCTGCCGTTGAGATAGGCCACGCCGTTGGCGGTGCCACCGGACAAGGTGACAGCCCCTGCGATATTCGCAGTGGTGCCCACAAACAAGGCCTTGGCCACGCCCAGGACGCCGTCCGTCTGGATCGAGCCAGTGGTCGTACTGCTGGAATCAGTCGTGCTGTCCACGGTCAGCGAACCGGTCATCGTGGTGTTGCCGCCGATGGTCGCGTTGCCGGCCAGGAACAGGTTGCGCGGGCGCGTAGCGCCGCTCGCACCAATGTCGTAGGTGTTGTCCGTGAAGAGCAGGTTGCTGGTGATCGTGGCGTTGACCGTCAGCGTGTCTGCCGAGCTGTCGCCCACGGTCACGTTGCCGTTCAGGATCAGGCCACCAGTCAAGGTCAGCGTGCCGCCGACGCTCAGGTTGCCGCCTACCGTCGCGTTGCCGGCCAAGAACAGGTTCCTGGGCCGCGTTGCGCCGCTCGCGCCGATGTCGTAGGTGTTGTCGGTGAAGAGCAGGTGCGAGTTGACCGTGCCGTTGAACACGATCAGGTCCGCTGCCGCATCGCCCAAGGTCACCGCGCCGTTGAAGGTCGCAGCACCAGAAGCCGACAGAGTCGTGAATGCGCCTGTTGAGGCCGAGCTGCCACCGATGGCCGTGCCGTCAATCGTGCCGCCGTTGATGTCCACGAAGTCGAACATCTGAATGACGTTCGTGCCATCCACATACAGGTGCGCCTTGCGGCCGTTCGGCACAGTGATGCCGGTGCCGGCCGAGGTCTTCACCGTGATGCTCTGCGAGCCTGTGGTGTTGTTCTGGACGATGTACTGCTTCTCGATGGTCGGGACCACCAGCTCGCGAGTACCCGTCAGACTCAGTGAGGACGTCACGTTGAGCACCAGCGCACGCGCGGCCTGCGCTGCGTTGCTGTTGGTGATCGAGATCGTCAGGTTGGCATCAGACGCGTAATTCGGATTGCCGTAGCCGACGATAGCCTGCTCGACTGCTGTGCCAAGGTTGGTATTGGTGATGTTGCCCCAGGTACCCGAGTTTTCACCCGTGGCCATCAGCTCAAGTTTTAGATTGCTGGAGTAGGTGCTTGGCATCTTCTGTTCCTTTACGTAGTGATCTGTGTCCAGGTCACTGTGTTGCCGTCATTGACAACCACCCAATTTTCAGCTTGGGAGTCGTCCACATTTTGCCAGTTGGGAGTCTGGGTGTCATCAATCACGCCCCAGACCAATACCGATCCGACCTGCCCTTGGGCGGACACACCCGTAAGGAAGACGGAGGCGTTGGCCGCCACGGTGACAGTGCCCACACTGGCTGTCGCCTGCAAGCCCGTGACATTGACGTTGACGCGCGTATCAACGACCACGGTGCCAACGGCACCTGTGGCGGACACGCCAGTCAGCGTGACGTTGGCATCGCTCGTTGTCGTGACACTGCCAACCTGGCCGGTCGCCTGCACGCCAGTGACCGTCACATTGGCATCGGCTGCCACTACAACGGTGCCAATCGCACCAGTGCCCTGCACGCCCGTCGGCAAGACGTTCGCCGTGCCGGTAACGGCCACGGTTCCCACCGCGCCGGAAGCAGACACCCCGGTGACCAGGACGTCCGCATTCGCGGTGACCGTCACCTGGCCCAGAAGTGCAGAGGCCGATACCCCCGTCAGCGTGACGTTGGCATCGGCCGAGATCGCTACAGACCCAACCTGACCCGTCCCGGTGGGTAAGTCGGCAAGACTTTCCCCCCAGGGGTCTTCACCCCAGCCTACGCCAGAGGCATTCCATCCTTGGAACGCAACGGTTGCATCTGCCACCTACGTTCCTTACGCGATGCGGATGATCGCACTGGTTGCGTCAGCGGTCGGGAAGATGATCGTGAACGTGCCGTTGGTCGAGGTTTTGGCCCCGCCAAAGTCCAAGATACAGACAGCCGGATCGCCCGCCGCTGAATCGTTGTAGATCATCGCGCCGTAGGCCGTGATGGTCGCACTGGTGAACGACAGGTCCGCGAAGTCGGTGAACGCAGTGGTTCCCGAGCTCGTGGGCGTGACGTTGGTCAGCGCGCCGCCGCCAGCAGAGTAGGTGCCAGAGTTGGCAACCTCACCCGAGCTGGTGTAGGCGGTCGTTGCGGCCGTGAACGACGGGGTGTTGTCGTACAGAGCCAGCTTGAAGGTATTGCCGGTGCTCGTCGTGAAGTTGTGCACCGCGCGCATCAGCTCCACTTTGAAGCTGGTGCACATGTAGTTGCCGCTGAATGCCATGATTACTCTCCTAACAGGTGGACCAGGTCCGGGTAGCCCGCCTCGCGCAGACGATTGGCCAGCGTGAGTCGGTCCTGCTCAACCGCCTCCCGAAGGTAGAACGCGACCACGCCCTTGACGCTCTCTTTGAAAGCGCGGGCCTGCTCGCGCACCGCCGGGTGCGACTGATCACCCACGTAGATGATCTTGTCGGCGGCCCGCTGCGCGAGCTCCTCGACAGACCACCCACGATGGGCAGTGGTTTCGACTTGTACGCCTCCAACGAGGACGGGTGATTGCACAGAGATCATGGTCCAGGGGACTCCGATTTAAGGGGAATGCGCAGCATGCCATCACGGTACTCGTCGCGACGACGACGGCCCTGCTGCTCGACACCCAGGCCTTGGATCGCTTCCTTGTACGACTGACGGAAGTACTGCAGCATCTCCAGCGGACCCTTGGTGTAGCTGTAGGCCTGAATCAAGCAGGCGTACAGCAGTGCCTCGGGCGCGTTGGTGCTGATCCACGTGGTGGGGTTGGTTGAAGAAAGCTGCGTGGGGCGGTAGATGTAGCCCAGCTCCACGGTGTAGTTCTGCGCGGGCGTGGGAGCCACGTAGAACGTGTTCTGATCCCACACGGAGTAGTACTTGGGCACACCGGTGTCAGTGCCGTCGGCCCAGTACTCTTTCATGAAGGACGTGTCGCGGAAGTCCAAGAAAATCTGGTCGCCCGCCACCGTGATCATCATGTAGCGATGCGTCAGGATGCCCGAAGGCGCGGCCAAAAACTTGTTGCCCGAGGTCATGTTGCCAGCGACTTCGAGCTTGAAGACGTCCAGGTCAATCTCGCGGAGAATCTGGTTCTCCGCCATCGTGATGAACGTGTTGATCACCGAGTTGGAGAACACATTGGCGTCCACCTCGGTGTAGTTGCGGATGTTGGTGACAAGCTCGTCGTAGGTCATGATGTGCTCACTGTGACGGACCCGACGACGCCCTGGGCGATGAGAGCCTGGCCCTCCACGTAGGGCCGCATGTCATTCGTGCCACGGGCGCTGCCGTAGCTCTGGAAAGCGGTGAAGCCTGGCGCACCAACGAACACGGACACCGGCTCGATGCGGTCGGGACGCGGATCGCGCAGGGCAATCGCGTCGCCCCGGTAGCGCAGAGGCTCCAGTTGCGGTTCTTTGGGCTCGTAGTCGTCCGGGCAAACCATGTACCCCTGCCAGTTCTTGCGCAGGGTGTTGTACGGGTAACGCTGGCCGCAGTAGTCGCACAGGGCCAGGGAGTACTTGCCGGTCGCGTAGGCCATGTCACACCCCCAAGTCCGGCACGAACTGCACACTGGCAGTGTCGCGATCCTCCAAGGCAGCGCGCTGGAAGTCCTCTTCGTAGATGGCCTTGAGCGCCGCAGCCCGATCAGGTGCGAACTTCAACGACAGGTAGTAGGCCAGGCCAGAAGCCAGGCACGGCAAGAAGCGGAAATTGACGTCCGCTGTGTTGGTGTAAGCCCCAGCATCCTGGATGCGCCGAATGCGGTAGTACACGAACGTGTACGTCTGATCGGCTGCAGGATAGAAGAAGGCCTTGGGAGCGTTGTCCCGCTGAACGTAGAACTGCGCGGGCCGCGCCTGCGAGGTCTTGTCGGGCACGTTGAGCCAGTCTTCCCGGCTGATGCGCTCGATGTAGACGTCGGTGTTGATGCCCTGGTTGTTCTGACGGATGATGGCTTCGAGCACGTTGACCGTGTCGGTCGGCAAGCTGATCTCGTTGACGCCCTGCGTCAACGTGTAGGTCGCCTGCTCAATCGTCCACAGGTTCAGCCCGCGATTGGCCCAGTCAAGGAACAGCAGGTTGAGCGAGCGGCGGGCAGAGTTAAGCTGATAGCCACTCTGCGCACGGATGCCGCAGCGCTCAAACGCTTCCTCGACCAGGTCGTCAATCGCGAGGTCGAACGTGGTGGTGCCCGATGTGCTCATCAGTCACACATGCCGCCCTTGCGGTAGCCCTTGACCATGCCGCCGCCCATCTTGCCCATGATCTTCTTGCCCATCGCCATGCGCTTGTGCTCGTTCATGTTGCCTTTGTTGGCCATGCCGCCCTTCTTCATCATGACGGGGCCAGAGGTCTTGCTCGGCTCCGACGTGACACGATTCTTCGGACCGCTCATCACGGCACCCCCGCCACGAGTGGCGCAACCCATTCCTTTGCCAGCCATGATCAGGCTCCTTTCTTCATTGCACGGCCCTTGACGTCGGCCGTTTTACGCTTCACGGCACGGCCCATCTTGTCGGCCATGCCACCCTTTTTCACCTTGCCGACGCCGTCGGCGGCGAAGGCGGGGACGGACTTGCCGCCCTTCTTCACCATTTTCATGCCTGCACTCTTCATTCGCTTACCCTACCTTTCGGATTTCATCCAACTTGGCCTCAATCCTGTTGAACCGCTGGTCCACGTGACTGAGGAACTTATCGAAGCGGTCATCGACTTCCTTGCGTGTGACATGGTCCCGAGCAACCTCTTCGCGAGTCCTGTTCAGGAGAATGCCAAGTCGGCTGACCTCGTCGAACTTTGCCTTCAACAGGAAGCCCATAGTGCCCACAATCGCCGTCAAAACGACGTTCCAGATCATCATTTCCACAGCTCAACACCTCCACCGCTTCCTCGCCTGGCGCAAGCGGCTGTTGGGGTCCTTCGCAGCCTCTGGAAACTGCTTCATCTGACCCTCCGAACGCGCGCAATACGACGCGCGCCGCTTTGCATCCGCTGGCGACGGCTTCTTTTCTGTCACCGCTGTCTGCAGCTTGCTACCAGGGTTGGCTTTGCGATACGCGGCCACACCCTTTTTGGTCATGCCAGCACCTTGCTTGGTGGGTCGGAAGTTCCCCGACTTCACCGAAGTCTTGATGCCCATGCCCTTCTTGGTAGCCATTACGCAGGGGCTCCCCCTTCGAAGAGCAGCGTGACACTCGTGATCTCAGCCGAGCTGAGGTCGATGTAGATGCCGCTCTCGAACAGAATCCCCATATCGGGGATGATGAGGTCCTGCGAGCCAATGGCTGCGGGCGACGACAACGTCAACTTGGCCGTGCCACCACTGGTGCTCCCATCCTTGAGAGTGATCGTGGCAGAGGTGGCCGTGTGCGTGAAGTACACCCCCAGCAAACGAGTGCGGCCAGAGACCGCTGCCGCAGCAGCAGTCTTCCGTACCGACTGAATGTTGCTGAAGCTCATGGCGGCCTCCGATTAAACGAGGTCGCGGGCTTGCAGGTACATCACCGTGACAGTGGCTGCGCCGGCTGCGCCGTTACCGTTCTGAGCAGTGAAGTCGGCCAACACCTGAATGTCGGACGTGCCCACGTCGGTAGCCTCAGTGTCCAACGTGCCACGGGTGGTGGCAGCGGTTTTGACGCTGGTGCTGGGGATGAAGGCGTCTGCATCAGCAGAGGTGCCCACAACGACGGTGGCGGTGCCGGTGTCATCGTTTGCGGTGGTGACGTTCAGGATAACGTCGATGATCTGCGAGCCAGCCGGGATGGTGGCCACAACCTGATCAGCGGCGGATGCGCCGATGATGTCGATGACAGCCGATTGAGCCATCACCGCGAAGCCGACGTTGGCGACGTTGGTACCGACAGTGGTGCCGGTGGTTTGGGAGATAGGGCCGGCCTTGAGCGGGCCAGAAAAGGTAGAAGCACCCATTTTGATCCTCACATGCGAGTGTGTTGGAGCGCATCTGTCTGCATGTCGTCAGCCGGGACTGTCAGATGCGCCGGTAACCCCGGAACTTGTCTTGAATATAACCCAACTCCACAAAAAGAAAAAGGGGTCCGAAGACCCCTTTTTCCGGCCGGGAAACCCCCAACCCTCTCTCTTTAGTCGCCAGGCGAGCCAAAGATGCCGCGAGGATCGCTGAAGCCGAAGCTGTAGCGCTCACGAGCCTTGTAGCGGACGTTGCCGGTATCGAAGTCGCCTTCGAAGCCGGTCTTGATCGCCACGCGGGTGAAGCCCTTCATGCCGTTGGGCGCGTCGGTCCTGATGAAGAACGCGTCGGGATCGGTCAGGAAGTGGTTCACGGTGTAGCCCTGCGGCACCATGCCCATGTTCCGGATGGCGTTGATGTCGTTGTCGGCCGTACTAGCACGAAGCGTGGACTTCAGGATACGGTCGGCAGTGAACATCAGCTCCTTCGGAATGATGAGCTTGAGGCCTTGGACAGCGATCTTCAGGCCGCGTTCGTCAGTGAACGCTGCGATGTCGATCAGGGCCTGTTCCAGGGAGGTCTCGGACAGGTCAGCAGGGGTGGACAGCTCGTTGCGCAGGTCCGGACCGCCCAGGGTGGGGTGGTCGGTTGCACACAGAGGCTTGCCGTCACCACCGATGGAGGTGGTGAAAGCGCCGTTCAGAACGGCGGCCGCCTTGATCTGCTTGGTCTGAGCCATCGAGAGGGCGAGCGCCTTGGTGTAACGCGCAGCGAGTCGGTCGTAGAGGTTGTCCTCAACGGCTTCTTCGGTGAGCGAGAACGCCAGA